CATCATTATTCACAAAGAACACATATTGCTCTGGGCGCTCCTTCATACCGTATAGTACAGAAGCATCCACAATCCCATCAGGATCGATCAGGTGATTCGACGCAAGAGAGATAGCATTAGCGGTATACCCACCATTAATCTCCTCCCACAAGAACTCACGAACAGCCGTACCAATCTGCTGAACAAAGATCGTAGCCCGATCAAAGATCATTGGAGATACGTTACCGCTACAGTATGGTGAATGCTTACGGATATTGAACGATGTTGGAGAGAGAGGATTGTCCTGACTCTCTGGACAGTAGAACTCACCCTGATCTGTATAGACTTGCAGAGTACCAGCAGAGATAAGGTGGTTAATTGTGTTTACCTTATCAGCCGCAATGGAAGCCTGAACACTCTCATCATCCAGTGCTTCGCCAGTATCGAAGTTATAGAACGCTGCAACCTTGGAACTGAACAGATGGCTAGGTAGATTCTTCGCCCCACCGAACCACAACCTCTGACCGTGGAATGTAACCGATCTAGCCCATCCCTGTGCAGGACTCATAGCACACTCAGTCCAATCAGCAGTAGCCTGTGGAGAGATAGTCGATACACCAGTAGCGTCTGACTCTGCACCAGAAGTCCCACCTACAGTAGTCGTGTTATTCTCAAATAGCGCACGTTTTCTATTGGCTACTCGGATCACATTGCCAGTGATAGAGACAATCTCGCCCTCGGCATTAGTATCTGCCTGAGTACAGATCTCACCTACTTCAAACTGAGAGGCATCTTGTACTGTTACGTCCTGACCCTCATAAAGATCCTGACGTACAGTGGCATTAACTACAGTGGAACTAACAAACTCGGTAATCTCACACTGTCTACCTGAGACAGCAGCAAGACAGCCATCATGATCAGAAGTCCAATGTGCTGCACTGGTGGTAAGAGTAATACTTCCAGTGGTTGCCGAAGCCTGAATGGTTACACTATTACCAGCATACTTGTACTGTGGCGAGTACATAGGCCAACCACTTGTATGTGTTGACCATGACCAATTAGCCCGTGTAAATGATGAGGCTCCAGTACGAGTGATAACCTGCATCCTGAAATCTTCATGCGTCAGAATCATGGTATCGCCACGCTGAGCATAACGAATCTCGTTAAGCTGAGCAGTAGTCCAAGGACAGCCAGTTAGCTGTGTCTGGACAGTAGAGCCATCAGCAGGATCATAAACGTCTAAGGTAGTGTTCCCTAGAGCGATGATATAAGTTTGATCCTTGTTAAAAACAAAAGGCAGCAATCTTTTTGCTGCCCCAATGTTAGATAGCTTCTTTGTTCCCCTTCTCCGTCGAAGTCCACCCTGAACAAGCTGCATCCAATTCTCAATGGTTTCAGCACCATTGTTATACATTTTGGTATCAGGACGACCCTTCATCAAGGGATCTAATGCACCCCCTGAAAAGTTAGTCTGTATAGTACGAACATTAGCCACGCGCATTCACCAATCGGTTCATCTTCAACTTGCGTGAAGTCTGAGCGCCACTATCTACGTTACGAGCTTTCTTCAACTGGATCTCTGCTTTCTCATCATACATGGCAGCAAGATCAGCTTTCATGGTTACACCACTAGCCAATGCAGAAGCTAGACGATACTCAACAGCAAGACGGAAGTATGCAGGCCAATCAGACTCAGCCGCCTTATAGATACCGTCAAGAACTACAGTAGAGGTAGTCGCTGCATCACAGTAGATATTATCGTCGTAACGATCATATTTGATAATCTCTCCGTTCTCACGAACATTGCGAACCAAGAGAATATCAGAAGGAATTTGGTAGCCAGCAGTCCACTCAGCAGTAGGAGTAGCCTCTAGCCTATCTAGCTCACGTTGAGCCATTGCGAATCGCCAAGGATACCCGGCTAATTCAGATTCTACGATCTCATCATACACACCATTAAGAACAATGGCCTCTGTTGTATTCTGAGTAAAAGAGGTGATCGGAGAAATGCCAACAAAGGCACAAGCCTTCTGAGCAATCTCGATGTCATTGACAGCACCCATTAGCTTTTCCCCATAAAGGAGAGGGAGTAAGGCATTTTGCGCTACCTTACCCCCTCTATACTACTTATGTTTCAGTATGCTTAACGATATAACAACCATCGTCGTCAATTACAGAAGCACCCTGAGACATAGAGGCAACGAGCAAGTGAGCCTGCTCTTTACCCTGCCAAGTTACGTCCATAGAAACGTCCTGACCTACACCCAGACCAACAGCGGAAGAGTGATAAGCCAGCGAACTACGAACGCTAGTGGCAACATCAAGGCCAGAGTGAGTCATAATCAGGAATGACATGAAACGCTTAGAAGAGAAACCTGCACCCTTCCAAGGAAGCTCCGCTTCAGGTACATAGTCCCGACTAGCAAACTCTGTAATGCCCATCAGATCAGTCCAGCCCTGTGGGGAAACCAGCATAATGCGGTTGCCATCATCAGGAACATCGTCAGTACCGAACTGCTCATATACCTCTTCCAGCTTAGCCTTAGTCAGCGCACCAGTTGCAGAGGTAGCGTTGATAGTGCCGCTATCAGAGATAGCAGAGATAATCAGATCGTCAGACTTACGGCCCAAAGCAGCAGACAGAGAAGTAGCAGCAGCGCCACGCTCGTCATGCTGAATTTTCAGCTCGTCCAACTTATCGATCATCTCAGCACTGTAGTAGTCAGCCAGAGTACAGAGTACGGTTGAGTGTGCAAGATCGTTGTAAGAAACAACACCGTTACGAGTCTTAGTGCCAGCAGTTGCAGTAGCAATCTTCTGGAAGGTAGTGGACTCACCCTTTACCATCTTCTTACGAACGGTATTAAGCAGCTTTGAGCCATTGCGCTGATATGCAAGATGCACCTCAGACTCAAACTGCTTAATAAAGGAAGTATCAATTGTATTAGCCATTTCAGCTCTCCAATATTAATTAAACGAAAGTCAGGTTGTCCTTTGATCGCTTAATTTCAGTTGTCCCGGAGGGCTGAAATTGACTACAACAGGGCCATCAAAACGGATCATAGAACTTTTTAATCTGTTATGCAAACTATTTGCTATAGAGCTTGGCCCACATATCAGTAACTTTTTGCTTATAATCGTTGTCGATAGATCCGGTTTTCCAGTATCGAGGATCGTTCATCATCTCCCGAATCTTCTCTTCCGATACCTCACCAGTTGGTGCTTGATTACCAAAACTAGCCAGATCAGGTTCCCCTGTCTTACCAATCAGAGTCTCCAGAACATCAATTGCAGCAGCAGAAGTAGCAAACTCAGCCACCGCGTTGTACTGATCCTCTGTCAGATTACTAGCCATCCAACCATCAACAGCATTGATACGATCTTGACCATTCTCACCTAGCTCAGCAACAGCATCTTCCTTGTTAGGCAAGGAGTAGGTAATATCAAAGAACTTCTGAATACCCTCTTGATACTGATCTTGGGTCAACTTCTGTGCATGGGAAGTCTCTTTCCACCATTGAAGAAGAGAATCTTCCTCATTGATCTCAACCTCCCATCCTTCGGGCGCATTTTCCAAAGTTGGTGGCTTATACTCATAGCCATCAACGGAATCAGGTACACCTTCCATACGGGATTTGTTTAGATCAGTCTCGATAGACTCTCGCAGAGAATCTTCTTTCTGTCCGATCTTAGACTCAAGCTCCCCATAGGACTTGAATGCGGCCTCTAGGTTTACTTCATTGTTATCACTATTCCAGAATTTTTCTGGGACATATTCAGGGCGCGTTATCTCTTGAGGCTCACCCTCACTAGGCACGTTTTCTTCACTCACGGTAGTTTCTCCTTACCAAGATTGATTCTTTGTTGGATCACGCCAACTAGGAATCGTTGACCCTCCATGTGTAGGAGGGAGTTAGTATCAACGGCGGGGCCATTGACCCGCTCTATCGTTACCCTTCTAAGGTAATCAAGAGCGAACTCGCCAGCCTCGCCGCTAAATGCTAATGCCAAAGCCTCATTGATCTGCTTCTCGATCTTGTGGCTTCGATTTACCCCGTCGGGGCTTACATATTTACGCTTCTTTTTCTCATCCGTCATGGCATAAGTTTTTGCATGGCATCAGCCATTTGAGCTGCACCGCCCGGTTGGTTGGCTTCTGCCGTAGCAAGATTTTCTCCGATTTGTCGTTGAGTTGCTTGCCGTTTCTCATCACTGATAAGGAGTTTTTGTGGTACTTCGTACCATTCTGCCAGTTGCTCAACTGCTTTAGCAGGATCGATATACTGAGCCGCTGCTTGCTGGCCCATAGTATTTGTCACCATGCCAATGAAGTTGGTCAACTGCAAAATATCTTGTGAGCGTTGCGCTCTAGCCAGAGGAGACTTGGCAACAATACGAATTTCCCGACCATTAATCTTGGGAAGCTCGATCATTCCACGCTTCTTCATAATATGAACAACGCGCATCACTACAGGATTAACAAACTCAGACAATAGACGACCATAGGCAGACCCAATTACCTGTGCAAGAGATCCCTGACGAGCAGAAACCTCTGTTGCAGACATTGGGGTTTTGTCCATAGGGCCAAAGTCTTCGTTATATAGAGCCTTTTTGATGTTCTCCCGCATGGAATCCAGCACCAATTGACTTACATCAAACCGAGACGGAGACTGAACACCCTGCAATCCACGACTATTAGGGTCTACAGAGAGGATCGTGCCGGGTACTAGCTCGATATTATCCACATTCATAGAGCCATCGTCATCCATCTGCCAGATACCACCGATAGCAAACTGAGCATTCTCCAGAATAAGCTGAACAGTCAGGTTAGCTACCTTGATTGCTGGCAAGGCGTTCATCAAAGGACCGCGACCATAGGTTTCCATTGCTGCTTTTGACCAGCGGAAGTTGACCCAAGGCCGAGAACCTTCACCAGACAGGGTAGCAGTAGCCACTTGAGTCTTGGTTGACACCTCGATTACTTGATAGATATAAGATTCTTTAGTCTTATCAGCCCAATCACGGTAGATACAGTCAATGAAATTCAGATCTGTGTCTGGATCTTCCTTGATCTTGTTAGACAGGCCATCACCTAGCTTGGCTTTAGGCCAAAGAACCTTAACATCACGGGCTTTTACAGTACGCTCACGGAATACACCGTCGATTTCACCGTATGGGCCACGGTCAAGAATGACCTGAGATAGAGGTACAGCAGTAAATTTAACCGGATTCTTCTCATCCCCTTCCTCGATCAGCATATTGCCAGTGCCTACGGCGAGATCAAGGAAAGATTCACTAGCTTCTTGGGAGAAGTTAGAGTTACTAATCACTTCGGCTACCGCCGCAGAGACTTCATCAAGCTCAGCTTGTAGTTCCTGACGCTGCTCGGGTGGTACATCAGTACCCGGCTCGAATCGGAACCAGTTTGCAAAATTAGGGATCAGACCGTATTGCAATCTTGACGCAAACTCCTGTACTCCAGTAACAGCAGTCTCATCAAAGATTTTATCCATTCTGTCTGCGCCTGCTTCCTGCTGGAAGAAGGACTCTCTCAGAGGTAGAGCGTATTCATAACACTCTTCCCAGACATTAATCCAATTAGATCTGGCTTTCTTAGCGTTTGAGAAACGCTTTAGTGCAGCCTCTATGTTAGCCATAGCTTTATCCTAGTGTGCCTGTCTCTTCATCAGGTGAGATACGAGCAGTGAAGCCTGTCATGCCGCCAGAGAATAGAGATTTACGCGCTTTACGCCCACCTGCTTGCTTGGCTCTTGTACGAGCTTGTTCAATACGCTCACGTTTAGCAGCCTTTTCACGCCTCTTGCGATCTTCCTCGATCTTGGGGTCAGACTTGGGTGGCTCAGGTGAACTGAAGTGCAATGTATGCACAGGTATAAATGCTTTTAATAGTGCTGGAGTTTTCATAAGTGTTCCTTTATGACTGTTGCGTTTCGTTTAAGCAGCTCTCGGTACAATTGATAGGGAGTCCAGATAAAAAAGTTCCTTATTCCCAACAAATGCTTGACCGCTTCCACGCAGTATAATAGAGGTTGACGCAATAGGGAAATCGACTCATCATCTACATTGGGTCGATAGGTAACAATCGTGTGTTGTTTCTCTTCAAGAGACTCAATTAGCTGCTGATACCTATATGGATGCAATATCTCTAAGGTTAGCTTATGACCTTGCCAATCTAATAAAATATATTGATAGGATTTAGGCTGATAGCCTACTACAAAGCAGTGTCTAAACCCTTTTCTAGTATGGAATAGCCAATCAAACCAGTATAGATCGTCCCTGTCAGCAAAGAATACCTGCCATTCAGCAGGACCGCATGGTTCTACAAGGTCGTTATCGCGTTCCAATCTGTCCCCACCCTCTCTGTCTCTTAAATCCGGCTCTGCCATCGAAAGGATTGTGGTGTTTAGGACGAGCATTACCTACGGTAGCACCCTTTTTATTGCCTCTCAGTACCTCTCTACCCTCTCCAGCACCGATCATCATGTACTGTAAAGCGTCTGCAACGTGAGAATACTTGTTTTTGGAGGGTTTCTCTTCATATCTAGCCTCCCCGCTTATCCCTACCCTCTTATATTGATAGCCAGAACGGAATCCTTTGACCAGCATCTTGCATTCAGAGGCAATTAGGAACCCTGCTTTACCATCAACCATACGATTCAGGACATTTTGTACAGCTTCAATCCGTACTACAGGATCATTTGATGGCGCAGGTACAGCTTGAATACCTTGGCTTCTCATCATCTGGAATGGAGTGGACTCATTAGACTGCGCTCTATGATCGCCAGCAGGGTCACCATAGATCTTGAGTTCATTGTTCGGGCAGATCATGGAGATCTCGTTTCTCAGGATCTCAGCAAACTTGAGCGCCCCCATATCAGTAGCAACAAGCTCCCTGAATACATACCAGCGACCAGTAGGACCACGCTGCCCGAAAGCAGCAGAAGGAGTGAGACCGAAATCAATACCAATATATACAGGAAGGTCAGGGTTAAGCTCGATATGTTCTTTAGCAACGTGCGTACCCTCATTGAACATAGGATAAACCTGCTTACCATCCTCTACAGACCCCAACTTATTCAGAACATAGACATCAATCCAGCTCTTAGCCTTACCTGTAATGATTCTAGGGTAGTAGCTTGGAGGTAGATTACTGTAATTCTCAGCTAGAGGACTCAACTCATACCCAGTAACCTCACCCTCATCAGTCTTCTCCTCCAGCATCCCCGGAGGTTGGGTATAGAACATCCAATCATCAGGCTTAACAAGGGTAAGTCTCTCTTCTGGAGTAATGTAATCAGGAGGAGGTGATTCCCCAGACATAATAGGCCACCAGTGATCGTCCTCTGGAGCATTGGTATCCATGATTACCCCATACCATGTAGGACCACCATCCTTCATAGAAGGATAACGCCCTGCTCGCATGGTACAAGCATCAATAATAGTCTTGGCTACCTCTCTAGCCTCATTCACCCAGACCCCAGTAAGATCCAAGGAGAGTAGTTTCCGTACATCTTCTGGTCTATCAAGCGCCAGAAACACTACTTCCATCTCAATATCATTGAGAACTACATTATGTGTATATGGAACGCTCCAAGTGAACTTACCAAAGGTCTCTTCTGGAAACCAATCCAACCAAGTCTTAATAGTAGTGGTTTTAAGCTGTGGGTTGGTATTTCTAACCACAGCCCATCGACTCTTCCTAATGCCTTGCTTATTAGGCTCCTGCTGAGAGGCGCGTCTAAACAGTTCGATACAACACCCAACACTCTTACCACTACCTACAGGCCCACGGATTCCCCGTACAAATCTGTCGTCAAGCATGAAGTGACGCAGAACCTCTCCGTCCGGTTTGAAGTTGATCTCATTCTTAGCCACTAGGAATCAAAGTCTACTTTCTCAGTCTTAACAGATTTTTTCTTGGAGACTTTCTCCTTTATCTCAGGTAGTGACTTAGCCTCTCTAAGAGAAATCTTATCTTCCATATACTGAATAACCTGCAACACATCATCCAAGTGCCTATGAATAGTATCCAAATGATTGAACCCATCCATATCCTTGTTCAACCTCTTAGAGATCTCTGTAACCTTCTTCTTTACATCTGATACCAATTCCATAGCTTAAATACCTTTGTGGTGTGAAAATACTTTTTGAAGAGAATTATATGAGAGGTGGACG